CAGGATGGTGAAAGAAAACAGGAGCAAGAAGAAGGAGGTGAACACAAATGCCAAAACTCCCCAGCGCGTATGACTTTGACACGCTTGAAGCCGCGATCGCATTCTACACCCGCACAGTCGCCGAAGTCATGAAAGCACGCGACCGGAGTATGCATGAGGAAGTGATGCGGTTCAAACGGGAACTGCATGAGCGCATTGACAAGGAATATGATCCGGCTGCCCTCTAGGGCTTCTTTTGGAAGAAAAGTGGACAAGTCTAGCAAAGAGGAGGAAAAAGCATGCTCAAAGATATAAACGTGAGTTTCACTATTGAAAACATAGATGAATACAAAGAGTTGCTCCGAAAGGCTGCCTACCATTCAGAGCAACTGGAAATGATAATGGAGCAAATCAAAAACTTTGATTTTAAGGTGAAATTAACGTCCGCCGCGGCAACGACAGCTGTAAATGAATCTGTTATAAATGTGACTACGATTAAAGCAAAAAATATAGATCTCGGTGGGGCATCATTTATTACCAAATGAACGTAAAGAAGCATCATCAATTTTTAAATTGATGTGCCCGCAAGATCTACAGTACTTGACTTTAACTGGCATAAAATTGCCGACATTTAAAGTAATTCCTTCAGGCCCATTATTCCAAGTTGATAAGGCATAGTTATCTGGAGAATCAGCTAGGTTCAAACTGCCACACATTTGACATTTTGCTGAGTTAAGCATTCTTATCTTCACCTCCTTCCGTTGCCTTATTTCGACAAGAAGGAGGAAAATCCTGCAAAAGAGAGGAGAAGCGAAATGAACGATCTAGTTTTCGTCCAAAACGACGAAGTTTTGACGGACAGCTTAACGATTGCTGATACGTTCGGTAAGGAGCACAAAAATGTGAAGCGGGATATTGAGGAAGTAATCAGCAAGATCGGGGAACTGAAAAATGACGAAGAAGCGAAAAGATTAAGGATCAACTTCGATACGCTCAAATTTGAGCGCATTGAATACATCGATGTACGAAATAGAACGCAGACCAAATATCTACTCAATTTCGATGCTTTCATGCTTGTCACGATGGGATATACAACGCAACGCGCAATGCTCGTGAAAGTCGGCTATATTAATGCGTTCAATCGCATGAAAGAAGAGTTGCAACGACAAAAGCAACAAGCCTTCCAACCGAAAACGACGGCAGAAATGCTTCTGATGTACGCGCAGCAAATGGTGGAGACGGAACGAAAGCTCAAAGCTTTGGAAGAAGACAATGCGCGTCAAAACAGCCGCATTGAGCAACTGGAAAACAAAATCGAGAAGCGCTTGACGGATGAGTTTGAAATGCAGCTCGTCACGCCTACACAGATCGGCAAGATGTTTGAACCGGCGCTTTCCGGAAAAGAAGTCAATAAACTTCTCCAAAAAGCTGGATTGCAATGGCGCGTTGGTGGCGAATGGGTAGCGACGGTGGAAGGGAAGAAATACAGCAGTTCTGAGCCGATTCAACTTGAGAACGGGAAAATGGTTTATCAATTGAAATGGCAACGCCGAGTCAAAGAGATCATTCAGGCGGAAATGGGAGGTGTAGCGGGATGAAACCACTTGGAATTGTGAGAAATTTAGATCACCTCGGCCGAGTCGTCATCCCAGCAGAGGTTCGACGCGCTCGCGGATGGGAGCCGGGAACACCAATTGAAATGTTCGCGACCAATGAGGGAGTGTTCTTGAGGGAATATGGCGTCGATCAGAAAAGACTCGCTATCCTTGAGGAATTGGATTATTTGAGACATGTTATCGAGGCGAGTGGCGATAAACAGGCGCAAACGATGATTGATGACATCGTGGCGTATGTGAAGGAAGGGGGAGCACAATGAACCTCCTCCCAGGCGACTTAGAACATGGCAACAGCTTGCTCGAACACTGCAAATTCTATCTATCTCGCGCCTATCTTGAATTGGAACACGGAGATTTGCAGTCCGCCGATCGTTGGGTTGAAGAATACCAACGCTGTCGTCGTGAGTTGGACGAGCTCCTGCGGCGGAAGAGAGAACACGACCAACTAGCTGAACTGATCGCGACGCTACAAGAACGCGGAATCAATATTACAGCGATTATCAGAAAGGGGAATGAGTGATGACGTACACACCGAACTATTTGAGCCCATCTTGGGATGAATATATGAATCTCTTGTGCTGGGAAGCCCGTTTGGCGCAAGAAATCGAGCTTCATATCCGACGCCGAAATTGGAATGAAGTGTCCGTGCTGAAACGGGAAAAACAAAAAGTTGCAATCCGCCGCAAATGCCTCAAAGCGGCGTTGCAACACAAAAGAAAAACCAGCCCAATCACAATATAGCACATTTCCATTTCCCAACACAAGGACAGGCCTGGTGCCTGTCGCCAGGCGTGGGAGCGCGATCCCCCCTCTCCCCTGCGTTCTTGCGCCTGTCGATGTGCGCCAGCAAAGGAGGTGATGAGGTTGACAAAGGAGGAGAAGCGACACATCCGCATGCAAGTGATACAGATGCTCGATCAGCATTGCCAACAGTGCGAATATTACTCGAAGCTCAACTCCTGCATGTCGGTATGCCGACAATGCCCTTATGGCCAGCGCATGCAAGAGCTTACCCGACCATTGTGGGAAGGTTGTGACACCGATCCCTATTTTAGGAGTACCAAAGCGGGGCGCTGGTCGCGTGAAGAGGATTTTTATCTTATCCACCACTATGATGTGCTCCCTATCGAGGCGCTGTCTGCGCGTCTCGGACGGACAGCAGAGTCGATCGAAAAACGTATCGCAGAATTGAAAGGAGGTGAACCCGCATGATCGAGAACCCGATCATTTCCGACCGGCATCCGATTCGCATTCAGGAACCACGCGTCATTGGATACTGCGAAGGATGCGGCGGGGAGATTTATGAAGGGGACGATATTCTCGAGTTTACCGACGGCTTGATGATCCACCAGGACGAATGGTGCGCATATGACTATTGCGGTAAATTCGGCCAGCCGAGACAGGCATGAAAAACGCCTCGCCCGAGGGAGCGAGGCGCCAACGGTGATTCCCCTATGACCCTGTACTTACATAGTACAGGAATCGCCGCCAAAAATCAAATGGGGGTGGGAAACTTGGAAGCTGTCATCTTGGCCAACACGAACGAAATGAGCCATGAGGAGTGGCTGCAGGCTCGCCGGAAGGGGATCGGCGGGAGTGACGCTTCGGCAATTGCAGGATTGAACAAATGGAAATCTCCTGTGGCTGTGTATCTCGAAAAAATCGGACAGGCCCCAGGGGAGAACGTGAACAGCGAAGCGGCCTATTGGGGTACGATGCTAGAGGATGTCGTGGCTCAAGAGTTCAGCAAGCGGACTGGATTGAAAGTACGACGAAAGAACGCGATCCTGCAACATCCGGAGCATCCATTCATGATCGCGAACGTCGATCGCCTCATTGTCGGCCGGAAAGAGGGGCTTGAGTGCAAAACGGCCAGCGAATACCTCAAGGAAGAATGGAAAGACGATGAGGTTCCGGAGCAATATCTCATCCAATGCCAACACTACATGGCCGTCACAGGTTTTGATTCCTGGTGGATTGCGGTCCTGATTGGCGGTAACAAATTCATCTACAAAAAAATCGAGCGAGATGAGGAGATCATCCAATATCTCATCCAAATCGAGTCGGACTTCTGGAACAATCACGTTCTCAAGAAAAATCCACCGATGTTTGACGGTTCGGATGCTTCGAGTGATTTGTTGAAAGTTCTTTATCCGACAGCGAAGTTTGAGGAGGAAATCGAACTTCCCCCTGGCGCGTCAGAACTGATTGCTAAGTATGAGCAGGCCAAGCAAGAGGAAGAGGAAGCTGCCACACGCAGAAAAGAGGCAGAAAATCAACTGAAAGCAATGCTTGGCGAATATGAAAAAGCTTTTGCCGGCGAGCGAATCATAACATGGAAAAACGTTCGTAGCAGCCGTGTTGATACAAAGTTGCTCAAAGCGAAGTATCCGGAAATATACCAAGAGGTCGTCAAAGAAACGGTATCACGGCGATTCTCCATCAAGTAGGTGAATGATATGGCCAAATGCAAAGGTTGTGGCAAGGAAATCGAGTGGATTAAAACGCCCGCCGGCAAAGCCATGCCGGTTGATATTGAAATCATTACCGTAGTGACTGCAAAGGGCGAGGTTGTCAAAGGGCATATGCCTCACTGGGCAACTTGCCCTGCGGCGCAGCAATTCAAAAGGAAATAGGGAGGTCATAAGAGTATGGCAACAAACCAAACGCTTAAAAATCAACTCGCAAACAAAGCAAAAAACACGGAGGCAGCGCCTCCTTCCCCAGCTCAAACAATCGCGGCATATCTGAAAAAGATGGGTCCGGAGATTGAAAAGGCCCTTCCTAAACACATGGATGCTGATCGGATGGCGCGCATCGCGCTGACAACAATCCGGACCAACCCGAAACTGTTAGAATGCTCGGTTCCTTCCCTTCTTGGTGCGGTGATGCAAGCGGCACAGCTTGGTCTTGAACCGGGATTAATCGGTCATTGTTACTTAGTACCGTTTAAAAACGGGAAAACGGGTCAGACAGACGTTCAATTCATCATTGGTTATAAGGGCATGATTGACCTAGCTCGTAGATCAGGGCAAATTGAAAACATTTATGCTCATGCAGTGTACTCAAATGATGAGTTTGATTATGAATTAGGCCTAGAGCCGAAACTCAAACACAAACCATACATGAAAGGTGATCGTGGGGAATTTATCGGTGCATATGCCGTTGCTCATTTCAAAGACGGTGGCTATCAATTCGAATTCATGCCTAAAGAGGAAATTGAGAAACGCCGCAAACGCTCTCGGGCAGCCAATAACGGTCCGTGGGTAACGGACTATGAGGAAATGGCCAAAAAGACGGTCATCCGTCATATGTGGAAGTACTTGCCGATATCGATTGAAATTCAGCAAGCCGTTGTGCAAGACGAGACGGTGAAGAAGGACATCACAGCTGATCCGGAACCGGTTGACTACATCGAAGCCGAGGCATACGAGGTGATCGATCCGCAGCCGCAGACAGAGGAACCGCAACAAGAGGAGATCGTCTTCGATGCTGAATAATCCGCCCACATATAAAGTCCTCCTCCCAAGATGGATTTGGGAGGAGGCCAAAGACGAGGAGCATTTCAAACAGTTGGTACGAGAGTATATGCGGAGGTACCCGGAACTGACCGTCAAACGTGTGACCAACGGGTTTGCGATATGCATCAAGAAATAGGAAAGCCGAGGTGATACGATGCCCGACAGTTTTTACTTCCCTGTTTATACGGGGCTTCTTACCCCCGAACACCGAGAACGGATCGGACCAGCCATTTGGGAGTTCTTATGGCTTATCTCTAAAGTAACCAAGGAAGTGCAGGAAGAAGGCGAAACGTTGGGCATCGTGCTCGGCGGACGGCCAGTAAAATTAGCGGAGATCGCCGATGACTTGGGTTCAAGCGAACGAAGCGTCAGAAGAAATATCACCCGTCTTAAAGAGCAGGGTTATATTGAATCAGTTCGAGCACCATATGGGGAAATTTACAGGGTGAGGAAATCAAAGAAATTCGCTTATCACAACAGACCGGCCAAAAATGGCCTATCTGCAAATGAGAGAGTGGCCACATCCGACCTATCTGGCGACGAGAGAGTGGCCAAAAATGGCCGTTCTGAATCTAGAGAGTGGCCACTTTTGTCACAGAGATCGGCCACATCTGGCCTATCTAATAAAGATATAAAAGATATAAAAAATATAACTGATAGAAAAATAGATGATGATGATATAGGCAACGACCATGCTCAATCATTCCAACTGATTGCTAACAGATACATCCAACGCAGAGGAAAAGGGCTATCGCTTTCTCCTAAAGACGAAACGGCCATAGAAAAACTCCTGCAAGAGCAGATTCCGCTGGATGACATCCTTAAACTGATCGACCAAGTGTTTGACGAGTATGAACCAAAATTCAACGGTGACGAGATCCATTCTTTCGAATACGTGCGCAAAGTGTTGCTAAGCAAATATCACGAGCAAAAAGAGGGAGAGGGTACGGATGGAGGGACGATTCACAAGCATCGCCGAGGTGTTAGCCGATCTACAAAAGAAGGCAAGTCATATGAGCAAATCCTCCGAGAAGCTGAAGCAGCACGACGAGCTTGGGGAGGATCATGAATGTCCGGTCTGCCTGGATACCGAATTCATCTTCTATCGAGATGAGCGCGGCTATGAATTCGCAAAACCGTGTGAATGCAGAGAACGAAAAGCATGGAAGCGCCGATTCAAGCAAGCGCTCATTCCGGATGAGTTTATCCATACTAATTTTGAAAATTTCAAACGATCGACGCAGTATCAGCAAGATATGTACGATGCAACCATTAGCTACCTAAACGAATTCGCTGTTATCAAGCAAGAGGACGGCACAACGAAGAAAATTTTGTCTGACAAAAATTTAGGGTTTATCGCTGTCGTGGGCGAGCAACGGTTCCGAGAACTGCCGGCTGGCGAGCGAGCAGAGGCAAAGAGACAGCACAACAACTTCGGCGTTGGCAAAACTCATTTACAAATCGCGCTGGCCAAACGGCTCATTAAGGATGGATTCAATGTATTTGTCGTTTCAGATGTCACATTCATGGATGAGCTTATCCAGGCAAAGATGATGAACGACGAGGGAGAAACGCTCAATCGACTCCTGCATAGTGCGATTCACGCGGATGTGCTGGTGTGGGATGACATCGGCAAGGCGAAATGGTCGGAGGCGAAAGAAGCTCTGTACTATCAGATCATTAACGAACGCTATCGGAAGCAAAAGCCAATCGTGTTCAACAGCAATGAGGACCGCGGAACATTGAGTGAAAAAATCGGCTATGCAGCTGCCAGCCGGCTGCTCGGGCAATGCGGTCCGTATCTTCTCGAAGTTGAAGGCGAAGATTTCCGGCTGAAAGGAGCATAAAACATGTGTGTGAAATGCGACGGAACGGGGCGGCTATACACAAGAGTGATGAACGGAGCATGGCTGGTGACAGCGTGCGACTGCGAGTATGCGGAGAGGTTGCGACAGAAAGAGGAGACCAAGCTTCAGGAGTGGCGCAAACGTTTGGCGGAGGCGTGTGAACGATTGGGGATCACAGAGGATATTGTTTGGGAAGAAGGTGATCGCGTTGGGCATCCTCTATGAAAAAGTTCAACTCACCCAGGAGCTCAAACGTCAAATGATGATCCGACAACTGCTGGATATGGGCATCACGGAGTATGAAGGTACATCCGTCTATGACTTGGACTACTACACGTTGCGGTATGTGTTGGCAATGCAAAAACTGAAAGCCTAACACGCTCGAAATCTTCAAATTTTAGCCCGTATGGCGTTTTTCTTGCGAGGGTAATAGGAAAGTATCCCAGAACGAGAAAAACGCCTCACAGAGCAAAATAAAACGTCTAGCGAGGTGATAACACATGGACGTATACCGTGCAATCAATATAGCGGTTGGGTGTGTGCTGGCAAGCCCCTTAGAAAACAAAGAAAAACGCGAAGTGATCGAAACGGAAAAAGAGTGGGAAGAAGCGAAAAAACGCGGATATTTCTTCTGGTAAGTGGAGGGGGAGAAATGAATCCAGACTATTGGCGTGGATTCCATGACGGACAGGAACATGAACGGAAGAAGGCGGCGGAATTGCTCGCCTACTACCTTGAATCGTTGAAAGAAGTGAAGGGAATCGGCGACACATTGTATCAGCGGATTGTGGAACACATAAACACGGTGGATGTGAGAATGGGGAAACGGTGAGATGAACTTGTTGACGGTTGAGTTACAAACAGAAAAAACAACAGAAGATAACTTTAAATGCGGGACATGTTGCGACACCGGAATATTAGAGTTTGATGATTACGACGAAGACGGAAATTTGGTTACAGGGAAAGTACCTTGTTTTTGTACAAGAGAACTGAAAGGAGAATAAGCAATGAATCTACAAAAACTCTTTGAAATGCAACGACAGCTGGACGCTCACATCGAAAAAGAGCATCCGCGACAAGAGGGCGAAGATCGGTTAGCAAAGAAAATTCTTGCGTTGCAAGTGGAGCTTGGAGAGTTGGCGAATGAGTTGCCGGAAGTCTTCAAGTTTTGGAGTAACAAGAAAAACAACCGTGAGAAGGCATTAGAGGAATTTTGTGATGGGTTGCATTTTCTCTTGTCTGTTGGTTTGGAGATCGCAGAGCCGGATATGCTCGACCTTAAACGTTGGAATTTAACCAAAGCGGACAGCATAACCGAACAATTTTTGTGGGTTATGGCCGATGTAACTGACCTATATAACGGCCTATACTATGACGGTAATTTCAAATTTGATTATGAGTTTTTGTTATTGCAATTCATTCATTTGGGCGAAATGCTCGGCTTCACATGGGACGAGATCGAAGAAGCGTACCTTCAGAAAAATGCGGAAAATCATAAAAGGCAGGCGAACGGATATTGAACGAAAGACTTTTCATCCTTACCCTTGCAGAAAAAGAGTGCGCCAAACAGTTGGAGAAAATACAAAAACAAATCGCGGAAACATCATTACTATTGTTTCAGCTGAACGATAGCAACAGCACGGTAAAACGCAGAGCGATGATGAGGGCGCGGCTTGCGAGCGATTGTGAAGAACGGGATAGATGGAAGGAACGTTTAATGCTGATTGAACGCTGGAAAGAGGAGATACGACATGCAGGAACAGATACAGCAACTCATACGGAAACAAGAACAAGAGATTGAAAGATTACTGGAAACGAAGCGAAGCACAAAAGACGAGACGCTATACATCGTTTGCGAACAGGTGATATTGCAGAAACAGCGGTTTATTGAGGAATTAAGGGCGTTGTTATAGGAGGAAAAAAAGATGAACGGTAACGCAATCTTAAAAGCGATGATTGAAACATATCAAAACGATTTTATGTGCGGCTATACAGGTGAGGACAAAGAAGAATTAAGGCTAATATTCTTGGAGCTTATTGTTGAGGTAACAAGGTATGTAAACAATTATCGATATTGCAACAAGACGGATTGCCCTTGCAGTCCGGAAAGGTCAATTGCGTTGTTAGTAAAAAGACACGAAAAAGAAATAAATAAGATTTTTGCTGGTGGGTTTGGTTTAAGTGAAGTTCCTTTAGGTGTGATTAGACAATTTTTGAACGAGTTTAAGACTTACGATCAATTGGAGAAGTGATAACGATGAGCGGCAGAAAATCACGCAGGAAAGGACAGCAAGAAGAAGCATACATGCAGAAACACGCGGAAAACATCGCTCAGCAAGAAAGGGGGTACTGAATATGACAGAAGAACGAGTCGTCAGGCGTCTCGCGAGATGGATTTTGCTTTGGGCTGAACTGCTAAAAAGAGCGCGTGATAGATCAGCTACATTGAATGAGTATCTAGACGTTGCGTACGATGCCTTGCAACTTGAAATTTTTGAATATGAGAGGAAGGGCCTTGAACAGGCGATAAAACACAGAAAGACGGCGTTGCGGTATACACATCACGATAAAAAAAGACGAGCAAACGAGCGACTACTCAAAACATATTGCGAGCGATTGGATGCTGTCGATGCGGAAATACAGAAAATCTTAGAAAAGTATGTGTGAGGTGGAACCATGAAGGAACGCCTGATCGAGTACCTCACCCGGCGCATCATCATGTACAGCCGGATGATCGAGACGGTTAGAAATGAAGTAGACCGGGAAAAATGCGTCATCGCGCAAAAGGTACTGAAAAGCGTGCTGGATGACGTGAGGGACGGGAAACTATGAGCGGACGGAAATCACGAAACAAAGGCCAACGTCGGGAAAGGGAGTTTGCGAAGTTGATTGAAGGGCGCAGAATTCCCCTTTCCGGCGCCCAAGAAGGCTTCGAGAACGATGTTGAAGGGTTAGGTATTCGGTGGGAGGTAAAGGCGCGGAAAAACGGCTTCCAGACGCTTTATAAGTGGTTAGAGGACGAGAGGGAGAAGCCGGACGCGCTGGCATTAAAGGCAGATCGGAAACCGTGGCTAGTGGTGTTGCCTTTAGATAAGTTTTTGGAGTTGATGAAAAAGTGAAAAGAGGAGGATAAATAATGCAACTATACGACCTAGACAACGTCAACCATCCGAATCACTACACAGTGGGCGGCATTGAGACATACGACTACATCGCAGCCAAGCTGACGCCAGAACAATTAGAAGGCTACCTGACCGGGAACATCATAAAATACATTAGCCGTTATCAGCACAAAAACGGCGTGGAGGACTTGAAAAAAGCGCGGTGGTATCTTGAGAAGCTGATCGCACTGAAGGGGTGACACGATGCACGACACAGACACACAAGAGTACCAGCGCTATGCGCGGATGCATGAGACATATCTCAAGCAAGCGCGGGAGTTGGAGGGGCGGATGGAGTCCCTCGCTCCCTACGAACTTGCCAAACTTGAGTATGTCTATACCAAGTTAGAACGCGCCGCATGGCATATTGCGGGCTGGTACAAAAAGAAAGCGAAATACCACGAAGGCATGGCCGAGATCGTGCAAGGACAAGCCTATAAAAACGCGATCAAAGACATGTTGAAAGCTATCTCAACGGAGGAGTAGAGTATGAAACAATATTTAGACTTGCTGCAAGACATCTTAGAAAACGGCGTCGAAAAAGAAGACCGAACGGGCGTCGGCACACTGTCGGTGTTCGGCCGCCAGCTCCGCTTCAACTTACAAGATGGATTTCCGCTCGTGACAACGAAAAAATTGCATATCCGCTCCATCATTTATGAACTGCTTTGGTTTTTAAAAGGCGATACGAACGTCCGCTATTTGCAGGAGAATGGCGTGACGATTTGGGACGAGTGGGCGGACGAAAACGGTGACCTGGCGCATTTACGGCGCCCAATGGCGCGCTTGGAGAACACCAGACAGTGGAACAATCGATCAAATACGAGAGTCGTCGAGGAAATCAAGTACAACCCGAATTCGCGGCGGCTGTTGGTCAGTG